TGCTCTTCCGATCTACTCAAAAAAATCGAGTGACAACGCGGCAACGGACTGACAACAGCTAAAATGATAGAGCGTTGCCGGGCTAAAACCGCATAAAATAAGGGCCTGGGATACTTCTGACAACGAGACAACTATAAATTAACTAACTTAATAAATATATAATATATAGTGTAATACAGTACGTGTGTATGTATATGCGCGCGAGAAAATATAGTATATATATATAAAGTTTTCTGAACGTTGCCAGGCGTTGCCCGTTGCCACCCCTAAAAATCAACTAGAAAAGGAGACACAGAAATGGAAAGAAATCACATCAGAACATATCGAGGTTTTATGGTAGAAATAGACGCAAGAATCAACCAGGGAACAATGGACCGGTATGGGATCCAAAATCAGAGCCTGGTCGCTATGGAAGAACTATCAGAACTGCAAAAGGCTGTATCTAAACTGGTACGCTATCCAGAAGAAAGAACAAAGCCTTTTGATTTCAAAGGACTAAGAAATAACCTGATCGAAGAAATGGCGGATGTATTGATTTGTATGGACCAGCTTATCGAGTATTATCAAATCGAAAGACATGAGATTCAAGAACTTATTCAAGCAAAACAGGAAAGACAAGCTAAAAGGCTAGAGGAGGAATAGAACATGAAAGAAAATAGAATGTATATCAAGTGCGACCGATGCGGAAAAGAAACATCAGTCGGAATCGAAAAGAGCAAGATCGAGAACGGAAAGACAATCGAAACCTGGAAAGGACTTCCAGATGGGTGGATCACAACAATTGACAACAAAGATTTGTGTCCAGACTGCGCCGAGCGGTACCGCGAACTTCAAAAGAAGTTTTTCCAGAAATGATAGAAAATCAAGTAGAAAATTACCTGATCAAAAAGGTATCAGAGCTAGGCGGTAAAGCCTGGAAGTTTGTAAGCCCAGGAAACGCAGGCGTGCCAGATAGACTGATCACATATAATTCAAAGGCTTTCTTTGTAGAAGTAAAAAGGCCAGGCGGTAAGCCTAGAGCCCTACAAAAAGCCACAGTAGCCCAAATACGGGCAACAGGTATGAAAGTATACTGCATCAGCACAAAAGCCCAGGTGGACGAATTAACGAACTTGTTGAAACTAGGAATCATACCGGAGGAGCGACACTTTGACAGAATTTAAACCTCATGACTATCAAAAGAAGGCTATCAACTTCGGACTGGATCATAAGAAGTGTGGTCTTCTTCTCCCTATGGGAGCTGGAAAGACTGTAACCACGCTAACGATCATCAGCCTTTTAAAACTAATCGACATAGAAAAAGTTCTAATCATTGGCCCTGTGCGCGTAATAAAAAGCACGTGGCCGGAAGAAATAGAAAAGTGGAGTCACACTAAGGACTTGAGCTACTCAATCATAGCGGGCACTCCAAAGCAGCGTGAGAGAGCACTGCAACAAAAAGCCGACATTTATCTCATAGGCAAAGAGAACGTTACCTGGCTAGTAGACAATAAATATTTTGACTTTGACATGGTAGTGATTGATGAATTATCAACTTTCAAGAATCCAAAAAGCCAGAGGTTCAGAGCCCTAAGAAAAGTTATGCCACTAGCTGACAGATTTATAGGCCTAACCGGAACGCCAGCACCGAAAGGAATTCCGGACCTTTGGAGCCAGATATATCTGATCGACCAGGGAGAAAGATTAGGTCGAACGCTAACTCAGTTTCGAGAAAGATATCTAATTCCAGGAAGAAGAAACGGGATGATCGTATACGATTGGAAGCCTAGACCAGACGCAGAGGAAAAAATATACAAGAAAATAGGTGACGTATGCATGAGTCTGGATCAGGCAGACTGCGCCAAACTTCCACCGGTTCAGTATTTGAAAAAATCAATCGAACTACCTCAAAAAGCGATGACAGAATACCACGCTTTCAAACGTGAGAAGGTTCTGGAACTTGATAACAACGAATCACTGCTAGCAGCCAACGCTGGAGTGCTATGCGGTCAGCTGCTACAAATGACATCAGGAGAAATCTATAAACGCGATCAGCTAGGAAATAAGCTCGAAGAAGTAGCAACCCTTCACGCGGCTAAACTTGAGGCACTAGATGACTTGATCGAATCAGCAAATCAGAACCCGGTGATGGTGTTTTACTACTTCAAACACGAACTAAAACGAATCAAGGAACATCTGAAGAAACAGAACCTGGAAGTCCGCAGCCTTGAGAACGAGGACGACGTTCGAGACTGGAACGACGGAAAAATAGACGTGCTGCTTTTGCATCCAGCAAGCGCAGGACATGGGCTTAACCTTCAACGTGGTGGACATATCGCAATCTGGTACACCTTGCCAAACTGGAACCTTGAACTGTATCAGCAGGCAAACGCTAGAATCTACAGACAAGGACAGAAACAAAACGTGACAATTTATCAGATCGTAGCTAGAGGCACAGTAGACGAGGACATGCTGGATGCACTAGAACACAAGAACATAACACAAAAAGCCTTAATCGAAGCTTTAAGGAGGTAAAACATGACTTACGACGAATTAATTCCAGAACTAAAAACGGTGCGCTATTGCTGCCACCGTTTGATTGAATTGAATCAGGAATTGGAAGTACTAAACCACCAGACTACAGGTCTTGCAAAGTCTGGAGGGATCGAACTGACTGCAGAACAGAAAAGAAGCAAGTGGCCTATGCCAACATATCAGCACCAGTACCACAGCCCGCTCGGGTTATTCGAAGAGATATCAGCCAAAGAACAAGAACTGCATCACTTCCAAAAAAGACTGATGGACCTAAGATGGACAGAACTACTGGACCTTCAAGACCAGAACATTCTATGGGATCTTTACATTCATAGAATCAAGGCCGTGGAAGTGGCTGAAAAATACGGCTACACACGACAAGGGATGTACAAACATCTAATGGCAGAGGTAAAAAATCTGACAAAAGACTGAAGAGTTTACACTGTAAACCGCTTTCGGGTGGTATATTAGTACTTGTAAAAGAGGACCGATAGAAAAGGGCCCTCTTTTCTTTTACCCGGAGCGTCCTCCTTTATAAAAAAAACAGGTGCTTTCTAATCAACGTCAAACATCAGCAACGACAAATCATAGGATTTTTTTTATTTTCTTTTCAGCGCTCCGGGTAATCATAGACAACAAAGAAGCCTTAGAAGCTTCTTTTTTAATACACAAGAGGTGAACACACATGAACATTACAGACATAAGAACATGCGACCTGAAGCCTTACGAGAACAACCCACGACTCAACGAAGATGCCGTTGATTTAGTCGCAGCATCTATAGAGGAGTTCGGATTCAAACAACCAATTGTGGTGGATAAAGATCTGATCATTATTGCAGGACACACCAGGTGGAAGGCGGCACAAAAGCTAGGCCTTGAGACTGTCCCATGCATCCTGGCCGATGATCTAACACCAGCACAGGTGAAAGCCTACCGACTGGCAGACAACAAAGTCGCGGAAGCAGCACAATGGGACCTTGACGCTTTACAGTTTGAACTGGAAGAGCTAGACAACATGGACTTCGATATGGAGCCTTTCGGATTTGAAACAGAAACATTCGACGAACAAATCGCAGAGGACGATAACTTCGAGCCTGAGATTCCGGAAGAACCAACAACCAAAAGAGGACAATGCTGGATGCTAGGAAGGCACAGATTGATGGTCGGAGACAGTACCAAACGCCAGGACGTAGAAAAGCTTTGCAGCGACGCTACTATGGACATGGTTGTAACTGATCCACCGTATAACGTAGCACTAGGACAGCATATGAGACCTTCAGAGGCTAAGCAGCTACATAGAAGAACCGACGGACTGGTCATTGATAACGACTCATGGGAAGACGACGAGGGCTTTATCGAGTTTTTAAAAGTAGCCTTCGAGAACATGACAGAACAACTCAAGGCCGGCGGAGCCTTCTACATTTGGTACGCATCCACACAGAGCAAGAACTTTCTGGAAGCAGCAGAACGCGCAGGCCTAAACATCCGACAAACCTTGATCTGGAACAAGAACACATTCGCACTGGGTCGCCAGGACTACCAGTGGAAACACGAGCCATGCCTTTACGGATGGAAAGATGGCGCAGCCCATTACTTTGTCAACACTAGAAACCTTGTAACCGTACTCGAAGACACAGAGAACCTGGACATTGACAGCATGAAGAAAGACGAGCTTAAAGACCTTCTAAAATCAATCCTGGGGGGGTGCAAGGACACAACGATTCTGGACGAGAAGAAGCCCACGAAATCGGATCTGCATCCAACCATGAAACCAATCCCACTGATTGCAAGGCAGATCAAGAACAGCAGTCGAACGGGAGAAAACGTATTGGACCTATTCGGAGGTTCAGGCTCCACGCTTATGGCTTGCGAACAGCTAGGACGGAGGTGCTTCATGATGGAGTATGATCCACACTATGCCGATGTAATTATCAAGCGCTGGGAAGATTACACCGGAGAACAGGCGGAGCTGATATCAGATGCCTGCTAAGGGGTTAGCTGGACGTACAAAAAGCGAAGCGGCTAGACAGCGCAAAGACCCAATGCAAAACCTGAAGCCTTTCACGAAAGAGAATGCAGCAGAGATGGGACGCAAAGGTGGAGCCGCAAGCCAGAAAGTCCAGAAAAAGAAAAAGAAGCTGAAACAATGCCTGGCCGCAATCCTAGAGTTGGAGCCAAGCGAAAGAAACAAAGAAAAGCTAATCGACATGGGTCTAGAGGATGAGGAGCTCAGCAATCAAATGCTTTTAGCCGCAACCATGTTCAACAAAGCCACACGCGGAGACGTAAGGGCCGCAGAATTCATTCGAGACCTTACAGGGCAGCAACCTGTCACAAGCCTAGACAGAGCCAGAACAAAGCTGATGAACGCGCAAGCCGAACAGATCAAGAAACAAGGAGACCCTTCTAAAGAGATTACGAAGCTGGATCTTTTACTGAAAGCTATGGACGCAGTAGCCGGAGACAACAGTGGAACTGACTGAGAAACAGAAAGAGTTCTGGAATCATAAACCGAGCCGCTGGAACATAAAAGAAGGGGCTACACGTAGCGGAAAGACGTGGTTGGATTACTACATCATCCCGAAACGGATTCGAGCTATAGAGGGCCTTCCAGGCCACGTGTTCCTCATAGGAAATACAAAGTCAACGCTTGAAAGAAACGTACTAGAACCCATGCGAGAACTATATGGCCCAGAGTTGGTTGGAAGAGTAAGACCAGACAACACGGTAAAGCTTTTCGGTCGTAACTGCTATGCGATAGGCGCAGACAAAGAAAGCCAAGTTACAAAGATACAAGGGGCCTCAGTAGCGTATTGCTACGGGGATGAAGTCGTAACCTGGAACAAGAAAGTATTTGACATGCTAAAATCGCGTCTAGATAAACCATATAGCTGCTTTGATGGAACCTGCAACCCGGACAACAAGAACCATTGGTTTTTAAAGTTTCTAGAATCAGGAGCGGACATCTTCCGACAGAAATACACGATTGAAGATAACCCATTTCTGCCGCAGGAATTCGTGGAAAACTTAAAACTCGAATATCGAGGGACAGTCCTATACAACAGATACATACTAGGAGAATGGTGCAACGCGGAAGGGCTACTCTTTCCACAGTTTGCTGATAATCCAGACGAGTGGGAAGTCAAAGGGGAACTCCCACTTTTTAACATGATCAACATAGGCCTGGACATAGGTGGAACACGTTCACACAGTAGCCTGATCGTAACAGGAATCACAGCAGATCTTTCTGAGATTGTAACCTTTGCAGAACGTAAAGTCGTACATGCTAAAGGGACTATAGATGCCGAAAGACTTTGCACAGAGACAGTCGACCTGATCAGAGCTTTATGGATTCAAGGCTTCGTGGTATCAAACGTTTTTGTAGATAACGCAGAACAAGTCATTTTGAACAGTATACGAGTAGCCGTACAAAGGGCAGGCTTTCCAACCAACGTGATGGATTGCCGCAAGATAGACGGAAAGACAAGGATTCTGACCTACAACATGATGCTGAACCGACACAAGATGAAGTTCCAGGCGGTACCTATGGTGGTCGAAAGTTTGAGCACAGCCCTATACGACACAAAATCGAAGGAAGACAAGATTCTGGATGACTTTACAACCGACGTCGATACATTCGATGCCCATTTTTACAGTTGGTCGACATTTATGGACCTGATCACAGGAAGGAGTACTTAAATGAAAATTTTATTCACAATACTAAAGGACTTAGGATATCCTGTGAGCCAGGAAGTCCAAGACTACTACAACAAAATTCAATTCTGGAACGACTGGTGGAAAGGCTACGTTCGAGATTTTCATAAATACAAGATCAAGAATAACGAAGGAAACTCAAGAGAAGTCAAAAGAAAACAGATGCGCATGGCCAAGAAGGTCTGCGAAGACTGGGCCGATTTACTTCTAAACGATAAGACTCGAATTCTTGTAGAGTGTGATGACCACGGAACGAGCATCACGCAAGAATTCTTGACCGGAGACAAAGAGGACCAGAACGGCGGAGTTTTAGGAAACAGCAAGTTCTGGAAGCTAGGAAACAAAGCGGTCGAAAGAGAATTCGCACAAGGGACCGTGTGCTTCTATCTGCAGCTTGTAAATCCAACAGTAAACAAAGGACAGCTGAGTGCCCAGAGCGTACAAATCAAAGCTATCAAGGACGCACAGAAAATCGTGCCATTGACCTATGACGAGGAAGATATCTCAGAAATTGCACTGGCTAGCGAGTACACACAAAACGGGGAACGTTTCATGTACATCCAGGTCTTCAAGCAAGAGCAAGAAGGCTACCAAATCTACAACCATTACTTCAAAATCAGCAATGTGGCAGGAGACGCTGTAGGCTATGAAAGAGTATCAGCGCCACACGGCGAAGCAATCAGTTACAAGCTACCTTGTAAGCCTTTTGTAATTCTAAAGCCCAATATTGAAAACAACATAGCAGACGTGCCTCTAGGGATGTCGATCTACGCAAACGCAATCGACATGCTAGAAAGCTGCGACTTGGCATACGACAATCTATTCATGGATACTTTGCTAGGAAAGAAAAAGGTTTTCATGGATCAGGCATTATTTAGCATGCAGCCAACAGCCTACGCGCTAAACGATAAAGGCGAACGAGTACCAGTAAGGCAAGAACCAGACGTCGGTGCAACTTTGGAGAAATCTCTATACGTAAGTACGGGAACACAAGTAAGTCTAGACAAGCCTCGACTTTTTGAGGAATATAATCCAAGCCTTCGAGTTGACGAGAACAAAGAGAACGTTCAATTCAATCTAAATCTTTTATCAAGTAAATGCGGACTTGGGCAAAATAGATACCAGTTCAGCATCCAGAACATGACCACAGCAACTCAAGTTCGTGCAAGCAACAAAGAGCTAACAGAAAGCGTCTGGAAGCAGCGTATCGCAATCCAGGACGCCCTTACAGAGCTAACAAGATCAATTATCATTCTAGGCAAAGAGAAGTGCCACATATCCGGACTTGATCCAGACGTTCGCATCACAATTCAATTTGATGACACCATGTTTTCAGACGAGGAAGCGGAGCGCCTAAGAATGTTGCAGGAAATCTCGGCCGGCATCCTACAGAAATGGGAATATCGCGTCCGATACTACGGAGAGGACGAAGAAACAGCTCGAGAGATGACTGGAGAAACAGAAAACCCAGCAGACAGAATTCAAAGTACGTTCTTCCCGCAAGAAGGAACACAAATCGAAGAGGGGCCAGAGGGTGAGGCCTAATGCTAGAACCGAACTACCTGCAGAACGTAGGTGACGACTTAGAAAAATTGTATCAGGAACTGGCCACAGAAATACTGGTGGATATAGCGGAGCGGATCAAGATGAATCAGGACGCTATGACAAGCACCACGGAGTATTTAAACAACAAGCTAAAACAACTCGGCTTGCAGCAGGACTGGATTAACAAAAGACTAGCTGAAATACTTCACACTTCCGAAGAAGAAGTCGACCGGATCATGCAACAGAGCGCTTATAAAAGTATCCGCGACACATTCGACAGACTAGAGGCTGGAGGATACGACACAAGTGGCTTAGAATTTTCGGATCAAATCAAAAAAGGAACATCAGCACTGTGGGGAGACATCCAGAACCTTACAAGGACCACAGCTCAACTGGCTAGCGACACTTTTATGAGATACTACGACATGGCTTATCTTCAAGTATCAAGCGGAGCTTACTCACTAGATCAAGCAACCGCAAACACAATAGACAAGCTATGCAGAGAAGGCCTAACAAAAGTATTCTACCCAAGCGGTGCTCAACGATCAATCGAGGCGGCCGTTCGATTGGCAGTACGAACCGCGGTAAACCAGAACGCCCTGGCGTGCGAGAAATCGGTCATTGATGAGCTAGATATAAATCTAGTACAGACAAGTGCCCACATGGGAGCCAGACCAAGCCACGCAGCCTGGCAAGGAAAAGTGTTCTGGGTAAACTATCCGGAAGGAAATTACGAGAACTTTTATGAGGCCACCGGATACGGAACAGGCGCAGGACTTGGCGGGTGGAACTGTAGACATTCATTTACCGCATACTTTCCAGGAATAAGCGAAGATTACAACAAGCCTGTAAATCTTAAAGAAAATGACAGGATATACCAGATGGAACAAAGGCAAAGGTCTTACGAAAGAAACATGAGAAAGTGGGATAGAGAGCGCCGTGTGAAGGCCGCAGCAGGGCTAGATACGACGAAAGAGGATTACTGGTATAAATACAACAAGATGAGACTGAAGGAGCTTGTGGACGCTTCTAACGGGTATCTGAAACGAGATTACTCAGCTGAGAAGATAGGCGGAACAAAAGGCAGACCTTACAAGTCTGTAAGAATACCAAAGGAAAGACTTACTTATAGGGAAACACATAAAGAAGAAAGTAGAAGGTCCATAGATGGAAAAACAACTATCGACAGAAAGTATATTAATTCTAATGAATACAGAAAAAAATTCGGATTCTTAGAAGAAGACAGAAAAACAGTAATAAGAGTAGCGAGAGAGTCCGTTAAAATTTTGGAACACAGACAGGGCACATTAGGAGAAGACCTAGTTTATATAAATCCAAAAGACAATAAGGTTCTAAGAAATAGGAGCTCCCAACTTGAGCAAGAAACATACCCAACGGAAAGAATGAAGAAAATTGTAACTGATAACCTCAGAGAAATTATCGCAATACACAACCACCCAAAAAGCGGTGTACCTAGTTTCAGTGATTTAAGTAATGCCAAGCGATATAAATATGGCCTAGTTGTTTGCCATAATGGCTTGATTTTTAAATACGAAACACAACCAGAAAAAATCTTGGATGAGCATGCTATAAACATGTATCTTGATACTTTAGAAAAAAGTATCTATAATGACAATAGAGAGATTTCTATTGATACAAAAGAGCTAAAAAGAGCTCAAAAAAGGCTAGAGAATGCAGGAATTAAATTGGAGGTAATAGCAAATGATTACACTTGAAAGTATTATCGAAAAACTCGGGTTTGATCCTAGAGAAAAAGTACCAGAGGACCCAAATAAAGACGAATGGATTATTGATGACAGCAAACCCAACCCATTTAGTGTTTTAACAAGAGAGGAATCCAAATTTTTACTAGATAATGAAATTCTTTAAAATATAGAACACAACTAAATAAGGACAAGAACCGTGCTAGGAATGGCGCGGTTTTTATTATGCCCTAAGCACGGCATATAAAAGGCTTGAATACCCCTCGGCACGGGACATAAAAGGCCGGACTCGATACTGGAGTGAACCAGATATAAAAAACGCAGGAGGATAAAATGGAGTTTTTAAAAAAGATTTTAGGTGAAGAATTGTACGCGCAAGTGGCTGCTAAATTAGAGGGAAATGATTCCGTTAAATTAGCAAACCTGGCCACAGGATACTACGTCTCGAAATCAAAGTATGAAGACGAACTGGCAGTGAAGGAAAAGCGCATTCAAGAACTAGCAGACACTATCAAAAACTTTGAAGGAGTAGACGTAAAGCAATTACAAGCCGACGTCGAGAACTGGAAGACTAAATACAACCAGGACTTAGAAAGCGCAAGACTTGAAAGTGCAATCAAGCTAGCCATTGCGAAATCAGGAACACGTTCCGAAAAGGCATTGATGGGAATGCTAGATAAAGACGCTATCAAGATTGACAAAGACGGAAAAATCACAGGCCTTGATGAACAGATCGAGGCAATCAAGAAGTCAGACGGCTTCTTATTTGAACCAGTAAAACCAGCTGAGCCGGAAGGTGGGTCTCAAGTCTTATTGGACGGAAGCCACAAAGGGGGACCTGGAAACAACCAAGAAGCGCCTAGCGATTTAGCTGGAGCAATTGAAGAATACTATAAAAACAAATAGGAGGACTAGAAAATGGCAATCACATTAGAGCAAGCAAAAGTTGGCTTAGCCAATCACGTAGACCAACAGGTTATTGATGAGTTTCGTAGAGACTCATTCATTTTAGATAGATTAGATTTCGATAATTCAGTATCACCAGGAACAGGTGGATCAACCTTAACTTATGGCTATTTACAAATCAAAACGCCATCAGTAGCGGAAGGTCGTAAATTAAATAGCAATTACACTCCTGGAGAAGCGATTAAAACACAAAAATCCGTTAACTTAAAAATCTTCGGTGGTGCGTTTGAAGTGGATCGTGTTTTAGAAGGAACAGCCTCAAGCTCAGAGATTTCATTCCAGATGAAGGAGAAAATTAAGGCCGTAAAAAATAAAATTCATTACGACTTTATTAATGGAAAATCAACAGCTAAAGGGAACGCAGGAACTGACGCCACACCATTTGACGGATTGGATGTTTTAGTTACAGGAACTAATACTGAAGAAAAAAATGCTGCAGCACCATTCGACATGTCAACAGTCGCAAAAATCAAAGAAAACGCGGATGAATTCACATTCGCCTTGGATTCATGGCTAGGAAAATTTTCTGAGAAACCAGATGCTTTATTAGTTAACAGCAAGACAGCTACGATGTTGAAAACAGTAGCTAAGATTCAAGACTACTACACACGTTCAGAAAACAGCTTCGGACAAGGAGTGGACAAATATGATGGAGTCCAGATTATTGACATGGGAGGATACTTTGACGGAACAGATACAAAGCCATGCGTGCCTATTGATGCGAAAACGGGAACAACAAGCATCTATGCTGTAAAATTTGGATTAAATGCAGTTCACGCGGTAAGTCCAAAAGAAGGCCAGCTTATCACAACATACTTACCTGACTTAAGTGCTCCAGGAGCCGTTAAATTAGGTGAAGTTGAAATGGTCGCAGCAATCGTTTCAAAAGATACAACTAAAGCCGGTGTATTCCGTAATGTAAAAGTAGCTCCTGTCGCAATGTAAGGAGATAAAACATGATCCTAAGCTTTGATGAATACACAGCCTTAGGTGGAACGCTATTGGATGAAGTGGAGTACTCACAAATAGAACCAAGAACCGAAAGCCTTCTAGAATCCTACATACGAGAGAGGATTCCATACTGGAAAGTTCAGGCTTTGGAAGATTACGACATGGACCTAAAAAAAGTAATCCTATACCAGATAGACTTCATAGAAGCACATGGCGGCATGGATTGCTTCGTAGGTTCTAGCGATATGAACTTCACAGGCGCAACCACAAGCGGTTTCTCGTATTCCGTAGATAATGCGAAAACGATAAGGTTCCATGACATACCCTTATCAAGCCTAGCAATATCAGAGCTCGACTACCAATTACTCAAAGCAGGACTAGCCTGCCAAGCGGTATGGTAAAAAGCCCGAGATGGCTTAGGCCGCATACAATAAAAGTCATGAACATTCTAGGCGAAGAAAACCTGGAAGAAACTACGTCAACAGTAACGGTCCAACACGTAAAGGTTTCCAAGACAAAGGCCCGGACTTATGGACAGACGGGCGCCAGTAATTCAGATACGATCCTCATAACGATAGACGTGAACGATTATAAGGCGGACAAGGTTCTAGTTCCCCCTTCAGAATTTAAGACGCCAGACAAGCAGTTCACGTTTAGAACCGGGGACCGTATCGAAGTACACGGCGACATTTACGAGATTACAAATGTGAATATTCTAAATCCCTTGAGAAATACGCCGGAATTCATAGAGGTAACATGTGAGTGAGTATCATCTAAAAGTTATAGTCGATATCCCGGTGGCACAGCTACAGGCTCGAGGAACGAAAGCGCTCAGACGGTCCAGATTGAAGCTGAAGCAGCTTATCGTTCAAGACACGAACAAAAACGTGCCTATCGGAAAAGGAACGTTGAGAACATCAGCTTTAAGATGGGCGGCACAGGATAACGATTGGATCATATGGGACACACCATATGCACACTTCCAACATACAGGAAGAGTTATGATCGGGACCCATAGCCATAACCCATGGGCTAAACACGGAGAAACAAAAGTCTATACAACTCGAAATTTGAGCTATAGACAAGGAGGTTCGGAGTGGTGGCCTAAAACTTTGAGAGCAAGAAAGACTGCCTGGATGGAAGGCGCTAAAAAGTTTTTTAAGGAGGAATTCAGATGAGTGAAAAGAAGATCATAAAGCTGGAAGACGTAAAACAAGTTGAAGACGGATTGTACAATTTCTTTTCTTCAATCAATATCAACAATATACCGTGGTGCCTGGAGTACTTCAACGACTCCAAGCACACCGCCTTACTTTTCAAAAGTAGTGGTTACACGGAAGAAATAGAACACTATCTGGGCGGTGGCTACAGGGCTACTTACCCATTTGAAATTTATATTCAAGCAAGCAGAAAGGACACGAAAGCACGTCTGGACTTATCCAGAATCCTGTATGCACTAGTACAGGCACTCGCGGAAGAAGAGACGCAAGGTTTTCCAAATCTCGTGCTAGACGAAGCAACACCGCAAGAGGTCACGCTCACAACGCTACCTTCAGACTACACGGGAGAAGAGGCCACGCTTTCAACTTTCTACTGCTCTATGACATTAACCTACGAAAAGAAAGGAAGGTTTGAATAATGGCATCAGAACTACCAAACAGAGAACTCAAGGTCGAAGACAACCTACATTACGTCAAATTCACAGGCTCGGAGAGCTACGTTCTAGCCAGTAAAGGATTGACAAACTGGGAGCAAGCCTTGAACGCTACAACAGATGATGGCGTGCAATATATCGGAGAAGCAGGAAGCCAAAGCCAGGTTACCGGATACGCGCCTACTGTATCCTACGAGGGCCGAGCGTATCCAGGGGATGCATTTAACTACTGGGTATACTTGCAAGGTAAAGAACAGAGAGTCGGTTCTACTTTTGAAGAGATCGAAGTGGAAACGTGGAACGAGAAAACACCTAAGTCCGGGGACTTCGTAGCATATCAAAGAATCTATGAAGTGCAGCCAGATAACCCTGGAAGTGGCGAGGCCGGAGGCAAACTAATGTGCTCTGGAACATTCGCACAACAAGGCGATCAGGTACCGGGAACGTTTAACATTAAGGCGAAAACATTTACCCCGGACAACGCTACAGAATAAAGCACTTAACAACATAAGGAGGACATCATGGAACTAAAGTTACAAAAGCAATTATTTAAAGATATCGAAATCGACGGACACAGATTCAGAGTCGATGTAAAGGACACTTCTAAGATTGAAGCCCTAGAAAATTGGGCAACAGAACAGAATGCACTTAGCAAATTCGGAAAAGGATCACTAGAGGACTGCCCTGCTTTGATTGATAAGATTCTAGGAGATGGAGCCTTTGAGACTTTATTCAAAGGATACGAAGGAAGCTCGGCACAGTTTGAACTTTGCTTCACATTGCACAGCATCTTCCAGGATGAATTTTTAAAGGATCAGCAGGCAAAAGTCGCGGAAGAAGAAAAGAAGAACCTGGACAAAATCGACAAGCTTTGCGAATCTATGGACAAATTTAACAGGACATTAGAATACGCAGACAAACGATATGGAGGAAGAAATGCTGTGGCTAAAGAGAGAAGATCTTCCGGAAAGCGTAGACGTTAACGGAACGATCCTCCCTATCTTTGCAGACTTTAGAACCTGGGTCCGAGTTGACAGCGTTATACAAGATAACGCAATACCAGAGGAACTGAAGCTGCCCGTTATTTGTGATCTAATAGGAATCAATCCGTTTGCCTTTAAAGGCGATCAGAAAGACCTATGGAATGCAATAATGGGCTTTTATTTTTGCGACAAAGAGCCTAAGGAATCTTATGCCAAGACAAACGGACGACAAGGCTATCGGTTCGAATACGATATGGACCTTGTATACGCAGCGTTTAGGCAGCAATACAATATAAACCTTTTAGACGCCAAACTTCATTGGTTCGAATTCAAGGCACTTTTTAACGCTCTAAGCGACGATACTATGATCGTGCGCGTTATTGGATACAGAACCAGAGACACTTCAAATCTAAAAGGAGAGGAAAAGAGTCGCGCGCAGCATCTAGAAAAGTATTACCGCCTGCCTGAGGACAAAGGACCTGAAAAGGAAAGAACACCGCAAGAAATAGAAGCAGAACTTCTGGCCAGATTAGAAACCTAGGAGGTTGAAAAATGGCATCAGGAGCTGATGGAACAATTAAAGTCAAACTAGGACTTGACGACAGCGAATACAAAAGCGGTCTTAGCGGAGCGCATAAAAGTGCGGAAAGCTTCGCGGACAAAGTAAAGTCAACCTTCGTGGGCGCAACGGTATTCAAAGCCGCCAGCAAAGGTTGGGACTTAATATCTGGATCAATCGGAAAAGCAACCGCCCGATTAGATGCCATGCAAAAAGCTAAACAGGTAATTGGAGTTTTAGCAGGAAGCAGCAAAAAAGCTGCGAAGGTTGTAAATGAACTAAGCGACGCGGTATCCGATACGGCATATGGATTAGACACCGCCTCGAGTTCGACGCAAAAGCTAGCCACATCAGGACTAGGCTTAGACAAATCTACTCGAATGGTAAAGGACATGATGGATGCCGTTTCTTTTTATGGAGACGGAACCAATGAAACCTTGGCCAATACAGTAGATGCAATTGCAAAGATGAATGCCTCTGGTAAGATTTCAGCCGATCAGTGGCAACGTTTAACTGATGCAGGAATTCCTGTTTTAAAGATTTTCGCAGAGAAGACGGGAAAGAGCATGGGAGAAATTTCGGATGCTTTTTCTAAAGGCGAAATCAGCGCGCAGGAATTCAATGATGTACTGATGGATGCTTTAGAGAACGGAACTGAATCCTTTCCAGCCGTTGCTGGAAAAGCCAAGGAAATGGCCGGAAGTTTTGCAACAAGCTTTTCAAATATGTCGGCACGTATCGCAATCGGTATAGCTAACATTATAGAGGCTTTAAACAACTTTTTAACGGATAGTGGTTTACCCAATATTCAAGGAATGATTGCTGGCTTTGGATCAGTAATCAGAAACGCTTTAAATTGGATTGCCGCAGAACTACCGAAAGCACTGAATGCAATTAAGGATTTCTTCGCACCAACAGCGGAAGCAATCAAAGCTGCAGCAGAAAAGATTCAAGAAGCCTGGAACAAAGTAAAAGACACAGTCAAAGAAAAACTAGACCCAGGAGACTCACTGAACTTTATCAAAGACGCACTAGACAGGATCAAAGAAATTCTGCCTCAGGTCGTAGATAAAATCGGAGAGCTTGCAGCGGCCTTCATTGAAAAATTGCCTGCGATTATAGACAAAGCAAAAGAACTAGGAGAAAAGCTTAAGGAATTAGCTCCATTGATTGCAGCAGTCGTCGGAGCCTTTGCGACCTGGAAGGGAATCAAAGCGGTAAGCGATATAGCTAAAACGGTCGGTGATGCCGGTAAGAAGATCAAGACATTCGGACACTTAGTATCACAAGGTTCTGGATTGATTGACGGCCTAGCCTACGCTGCATCATCAGGAACAGGCGTGATTGCGAGTATGGCCGAAGCCTTTACACTAGCCGGCGGAGGACTTTCTGGATTAAGCGCAGCTCTTGGAGTAATCGGTGGACCTATCACACTGGTGGTCGTAGCTATCGGAGCATTAGTAGCCGCCTTCGTATACCTTTGGAATACAAGCGACAGCTTCAGAAATTTCTGGATTGGTGTATGGGACAAAGTAAAAGAGACCACGGGAAAAGTCGTAGATGCTATCGTAAACTTCTTTACTGTAACAATACCGCAGGCGTGCCAAAGCTTTATTGACGCAGCACAGAACCTGGCTACACAAGCAGTTCAATTCTTTACGGTTACCATCCCAAACGGCGTACAAAAGCTTGTGACGAACATTCAAACGTTCTTCGGAACAACGATACCTTATTGGATCGGATACGCCGTAGGATACATTCTAGGGAAGTTCGTAGAGTGGGGCCTAAGACTTGTACAATTTGCTACGCAAGACATTCCGCAGTTTATATCAAAAGTAGTGGATTGGTTTAAGCAGCTACCAGGGCAGATCTGGACTTGGCTACTAAACACAATCAACAAAACAGCCGAATGGGTAAGTCAGATGATCCAGAAAGCGATTCAGGCAGGGCGTGACTTTGTATCAAATGCGATCAACTTTATTTCACAATTACCTGGTAAAGTATGGACTTGGCTATCAAGTACAATCAGCAATGCTGCAAGTTTTGCAAGTCAGTTTGTACAGCAAGCAATTCAAGCAGGCCGCAACTTTTTCAATGGTATCGTAAATAAAGTCAGAGAAATACCAGGGCAAATGATTTCAATAGGCTCGGATATCGTAGGCGGAATTAAACGAGGAATCAGCAACGCATGGAGCGGATTGACTGGATGGCTTGGAAACATGGCCAAGGGCCTTATTGACGGCGTAAAAAGTGCCTTAGGAATCGGGTCTCCTTCAAGACTGTTCGCAGATCGTATCGGTAAATGGATTCCGGCCGGAATCACGCTAGGCGTAGAAAGAGCTATGCCAAAGGCTAAGGCCTTTATGGGACGCATGTCTAGCGATTTACTAGAAGCAGCTAACATGGACAGCCTAACTTCAAGATTGGCTTTAGAAGGCAATCCTGGAGGCCTAGGAAGCGGCTTAGGCAATACTGTCGTCTATCAAGTAGATCAGACTATAAATTCAGCGAAAGAGCTAAGACCTAGCGAAATCGCGCAAGAAACAGAAAGAATGGTTAGGAGGTTAGCATGGGCGTAACAGTAATATACACAAACAGCCTGGGGAAATCCGTTGAGTTTTCCGAGGCCTCAGGCATCCGACTAACAACACTAGACGGAATCTCTAAAAATGAGATCACTTTATCAGAATCAAGCGTTTCAAATCAAATAGGGACTACGGTGTCCGGGGCTTCTATTGAGCCCAAGGACATCACCCTAGAGGGGCGCTTTAAATACAACGCAGACACTAGAAAAAAGCTTCTAGCTGTAATCCTTCCTGGAGTATCAGCAACATTGCGTTATATCAACACAAGAGCCGGGGTCGACGTATACTGGAAGGTTGAACCTAAAACGACGCCAATCATCACGCTCAATGAAACCTGGCAAAAATTCCAGATTGTACTGAGGGCCCCATTCCCATACGCAAGACGAGCAAAGGAAACAAGAGTGACTTTCCAAAGACTGAGGTCGCTCTTTAAATTTCCTCGCTCTTTTTCAAATACAGAACCCTGGAAAATATCAGAAAAAATTCTAGGCCCACTGGTAACAGTCGACTATAAGGGGAGTATAAATACTGGTTTTCTTTTGACTATGAAAGCAGAGGCAAAAGTGAAGAATCCGAAAGTTCTAAACGTGTTCACTCAGGAACACATATCTTTCGGACAAGTAGCAGACCTAGAAATGAATTTAGGTGACGTGCTAGAAATAAGTACTTTTGCAAACGAGCAATACTGCCACTTGATACGAAACGGAGAAGTAGAAAACATTTTCTGGATGACAGACTATGATTCCGAGTTTTTCCAGATTCAGCCCGGAGAAAACGTACTGAAATATACAGCAGAGGAAAACCCCGGAAGCCTGGATGCACTTCTACGGTTTGAAGAAGTACTGGCGGGGGTATAGATATGCACTATTATGTTTACGACAGAGAAGGAAAACGACAAGGGTCGCTCCAGAACATATCCAGCGTGCAATGGAACCCAAAATATTATGAAACAGGAAAAGCCGAGATTCATGTAGAATATACGGACTTCAATACAAGATATCTACAGAAATGGAACCGAATCGTTTGCAAGGAAAGAAACGAGATTCTCTTTATAGAATCCGTAGAAAGACTTGCAAAAGAAATTGTAGTACTCGGTCATATGGACAATTTGGAGGACCGTATAAACCTCTATACTTTGACCGTTCGAAATGTAGAACAATCGCTGCTCGGTAACTTTGAAAAGAACAAGCGCGGATTGGATATAGTAATCGGAGAGAATACAGGCCTTCCTGGAAAACTTAAGAACGCATCCGACACAACATACGACACGCTCAGGACCATGGCTCAGAAATACTGCCAGCTAGTAGGCTACGGCTACAGAGAAGTTCTAAAAGGGACTACACTGAATTACTTCGAAATCTACACAGGATCAACAAAGAACAAGCTGAGGTTTTCAGACAGACTTGGAAACCTAATCTCACAGACTTTTATCGAGGATATATCAGGGTATAAAAACTATGCTTACGTGTACGGAGAAGAATCTGGATCAGGCCGAAAAAGCGTGATCGTAGATCTTCGAACAAAAGAAGAGCCAAGGATGGAGCTATATGTGGATGCCAGAGATTTACAGTCTACATATAAAGATGCCTCAGGAAACGAGCAAACCTATACGGAAGAGGAATATATCAATTTGCTAAAAGAGAGGGGCCTCAATAAGCTAGCAGAGGCTAGAAAAGGATCTTCTAAATTTGAATTTGAAATTGATGCGGACGACAAGAAGGCCGTCCTTCAAAAGGACTTTGACCTAGGAGACGTGATACCGTGTCTAAGCTTTAAATTCAATTTATTCACGTTTGCAAGAATCTCAGGCCTTAAGTTTGTAGAAGAAAGTAATTTACAGACGCAGGTCACTCTTGAATTAGAATTTGTAGAGGTTCAAGAAAGCGCAACAAAAATGAAAGGAGGGGGCTCATGACAGCATACCCTTTAGACAATACGGAGTATCTGGCAGAAGATCTGCGGATGTTCCATGCCGGGAGAACACCTGGCCTTTTTAATATCACCGGTGAAGACTTCAAAGTAAAAATTGCCGGCGGTATGAATATATCAGTCAGTAACGGGCTCGCCTTTTTAAAGACATCCAGCGACGGAATAGGTGGTATCGTTTACTCGCCTAAAGACGAAACCACCCTGACAGCTACCGTCGCTACGAACTACACTAGATACGACTACGTGGCCATTCGATATGATAAGATCAGCAATTCGTGCGGTCTTGTATATCAGGAAGGAACGCAGTCAATGCCTACGCCTATTCGAAATCTAGAACAATACGAGCTGATCATTGCGATTGTAGTTTTAAAGGCATCAGCTGGAGAAATCACACCAGAAATGATTCAAGACGTAAGACTTGACGAAAACTACTGCGGACTAACGGTTGATACTTTGACGCGAGTACCAACACAAGAACTATATGATCAATTCCAAAGTTTCTATGAAAGAATCCAGAAAGAAAATGAGGACACTCAATACGCCAACGGCGAGAAATTCAGAAAATGGTTCGAATCTTTAGAAGAAACACTTCAGGGTGAAGTCGCAACGGCACTAGCTGGCCGCATTCTAAACCTTGAAAACATGCTTCTGGACAATCACATTTATACAGAGCTTCAAGTTGACGTGGACAACACTCTAACCGACGAAGAGGGCACAAATATATTTGCGGACTGGAAGTATCAGGTTCAATAGGTAAGATCATGAGACAAGGGACAACACCAACTCTGGTCATTCACACATCAGGACTTGAGCTAGAGAAACTAACAAGTCTATATTTAACGATTGAACAGAACGGGACTATTCTAACAAAAAGAATGGAAGACCTAGTGATTGAGGAAAATACTGTGGCCGTAACGCTAACCCAGGAAGAGACACTTCAATTTATACCCGGACGATATCAGGTACAAATTCGAGCTATCACCGAAGAAGGAACGGTCATAGCTTCCCCAATTCTAACCCGTCCTGTTTTTCCGGTTTTATATAAGGAAATCATAGAATGATGAAAGATGAATTTAGTATCAATCTAGCCGAGGAAAATGAAAGATGAATTTAGTATCAATCTAGCCGAGGAAAATGAAAGCCTGGGGTTTGATTTCCAAGAGCAATACGTCGCAGGAACAAGCGACTACAACAAATTGAAAAACAAGCCAACTCTAAACGGTAAAGAGATCGTAGGAGCTATGGAAGAAGAGGACCCGACAGTTTCTGGATGGGCTAAAGAACCAACAAAGCCGAGCTATACGGCGGAAGAAGTAGGCGCAATAAAAAATGACGAGATCAAGGCAATCTCATTAGACGAGCTTAACAGCTTGTGGGAAGGAGTATAGACATGGCTACAGAATATCTGGACAAGGCAGGGGCGACCCTACTGGTCCAAAAGACAAAAGCAGAATTAGCAAAGAAAGTTGATGCCGTAGGCGGGAAAGTACTTTCAACAAATGATTACACTACAGCAGAAAAAGACAAATTAGCAGGCATTGCACCAGGAGCTCAGGTTAACACAATCACAACGGTGAAGGTTAACGGATCAGCACTAACACCCGACGCCAGCAAAGCTGTAGACGTAACCACGCCAACCAAAACCTCGCAGCTTACAAACGACAGTGGATATCAGACAGCGTCACAAGTAAGTTCTGCAATCAGTACTGCGGTTGGAAAAATCACACAGATTTCATATAGCAAAGTAAGTTCATTACCTGCTACAGGAGCAACCGGTGTTATTTACTTAGTAGCGCACAGCCACGGAACGCAGGACATCTATGATGAGTATATCTGGATGGCAGACTCAAGAACGTTCGAGAAAATCGGAAATACAGACATTGATCTAAGTGGGTATGTAAAGACAACCGATTTAACAGCAATCACGACAGACGAGCTGAACGCAATGTGGTCCGCAGCATAGGAGGTGAAAGCCTATGCTCGGTTTTAAAGATAAGGCAGCTATTCAGTGGCTTGTCTCGAAAATAAAGTCTGTAACCACATCACATAACGCATTGAATCAAATGGTTATGAATAACCA